ACAGGAGTCTCTTCCCAATCCCTGACCCTGCAAGTCTCCGTCCGCGAGTGCTTGCTCTGCTGTATTAACGATTACTCCGAGTCCCGCCAAGATTGCACCACCTGCCGCACCAACCATTCCCGAAAGGTCAGTTGGTTGAGTTTGTGGTTTTTCACCTTTGCCTATAGAATCGGTTATCTTATCTACAAGACTACTTGTTATTATCTGAAATCGATTTCGTTTCGTGTCAAGAGTACCTCCCCCCGTATCATATATCTCAATCTTCATAACACTCTGTAGTGTGGGATTACTCAATAAGTCATACGGATATTTGTAATATCCCCATGCCCTACCCGCATTGTAAAGTCGTTTCTCAAATTGACTTGAAGCGCGAGAAAGTAGTTTATCAACAGCATTGATTTCTTTTAAATTTTTTAGGCTACTGTATTCTTGCATATAGTGTATTTAGATGTCTTTGATAAATAGAATATACGGGAGAACCCTCATCGCAAACAACAAATCATACAAGGGAAGATACACACCAAAACGACCCGAAAAGTATAAGGGAGATCCCTCGATGTGCTTTTACCGATCATTGTGGGAAAGGCGCGTAATGGTTTTTTGCGATGAAAACGACTCTGTTACTAAATGGTCTTCGGAAGAAGTGGTTGTCCCGTATATTTCGCCTGTCGATGGGCGCAAACACCGTTACTTTGTGGACTTTTGGATGTGTCTTAAGAAGCCTGATGGCGGGATTGAGGAGTGTTTGATCGAGGTCAAACCCAAAAAACAAACAATAAAACCCGAGCAACCCAAATCAAAACGAATCTCCAAATCTAAGTTATTTGAGATTAGAAATTGGCTGATCAACTCTGCAAAATGGGAAGCAGCAAAGGACTATTGCACAGATCGTGGTTGGAAATTTCGGATTCTAACAGAAGAAAACATCTTCGGTAAGGCTGGAAAATGACAAAACAACAAGTAGTAAAAGTCTTGAAGGGGATGCAAGGAACAAATCTTCAACTCGGAGATGACCGAACAACCCGTTGGTTGGCAACAAACCTATCCAAAATCAAAACAACCATGAATCAAAGAAACTTCATAGATTCAGGAAAAACAGTTATTCGAAAAAGTCTGACTCCTGGCAAGATGGTGTTCTATGGATATAGCCCCAAAACAAAAGATCAACTCATGTTTTGGGATGAATTTCCAATTACCATCATCCTACATCCTCAAAAAGATGGATTTCTTGGTCTCAATTTGCACTATCTACCTCCGTCAGGAAGGGCAAATTTTTTAAACAATCTCCTTAAATATGTCTCCGACCCCAATTGGATAGCACACAATAACACAAGCGTAGAGTTCAGAGTGACCTATGGGATGCTTAAGGGGTCAGCGATCATGAAGGCATACCGACCATGCATCAAGCGATATTATTACAAACATATCGTATCAAAGGTTTCATTCATCTCTCCTCATGATTGGAAGACTGTTCCTTTCTTCCCTTTAGACAGATTCAAGGGCGCAAGCCGAAGCGATATATGGGCACTCGCATGATAGATACTGTATAGAAACATGGATACAAGCAGAATACGACCAGTTACGCCAGTTAAGAATCCCGAACCATCATTTCAGGATTCTGTCTATGGTCGCGCACGAGATACGGGATGGGCATCGGGGAACCGTTGGCTCACGATGATATTCCCCAACCAACAGGTGCGAGATGCCATTGGCATGAATTTTGTTGTAGATGTTGCACGATTGGCAACTACATGCAAATCTGTAGCCATGAACGAACAGTCATGGTATAGCACCGAACAAAACTATATCGATGCAGGGCCAAGCCGCGTATTTCCATACAAGAGAAATACGAATAATGCTTCGGGTATAAAAATTCAGTTCAACTGTGGTACTGATATGTTTGAGAAGGAGTTTTTCGAGACATGGCTCAGATATATTCAGAATCCAGTTACTCGCCAATGGCGATACTATGACGAATATGCAAAGGGCAGTGAAATATTCCTAATGTTGCTCCCCAACCATGTTCAGAATTTTGAAATGGCAATGCAAGCAATGAATAATGGTCAAATTGTTGGATATCGGTTTACTGAAGTCTATCCATTTTCGTTGAATATGAATGGTGGATCTCTAAACTATACAAACATCAATGAACCGCTGTTCTCGGATATTGGATTTATGTATCATGACATTCTTCCACTTTTACCCGACCGAATCGTATACAGCAACACATTGCCCACAGTAACGGATACGGGATATCCTGTTATTGAAAGAGATAGATTCAAAGATATCCTGATGGCAAGTCAGTTGGGCATTGACAAGGCAGTCAACGGGTTTGCTCTAGGAACGATTGCAGAGCGTGGAGCGTTCAATGCTGTCCGTCAGCAACAACAGAGCATCCTGACGGCATATACACGGCAACTAGAGGAATATAAAGCACAGGATCTCCCCCGAGGCGTAGATGGTAGAGTTGTATATGCAACTCCAAGACAGGGCGGTCTACAGGGAATGCTGACTCAAATGTCGCAAGTTCAAGGATTTTTTGGAGAAGGCTTCTTTGGCAACGGATTTAACCCCTAACTTTTCATCATAGGAGATCGTAATGGCACTTTCAGGAATTCTCGCATCAGTACCGAAACATCAGACAACTTTGCCTGTTAGTGGCAAAAAGATTGAGTATCGTCCATTTATTGTCAAAGAGGAAAAAATCCTCTTTATGGCATCAGAAAGCAAAGACGAAAAAACAATCAATAGTGCAATTCGAGAAGTAATTTCGGCATGCACGGGTGGGACTGTTGATGTATTCAAGTTACCGATTGCAGATATGGAATACCTATTTCTCCAATTGAGAAGTCATTCTGTTGGGGAAACCGCAAAACCAAACATCAAATGTTCAAAATGCGAGATTCCGAATGAATGCGAAATCAATCTCAAGGAGATTAAACCAACCATAGATCCAAAGCATACCAAAGTAATTACGGTTGTAGATGATATCAGCATACAGATGCGATATCCAACCATGGACGATCTTCAAGATATTACCACACAATCCGATGTCGAACGAGCACTTACAATATTGGTCAAATCGATTGATAAGGTGTATCAGGGCGAAATCATTCATAATGCTGCTGAGATGGACGAAGCAGAAGTTCGCAACTTTGTGGAAGAACTAACACAAGATCAATTCAAGCGGCTCTTTGAGTTCATTGAAACCATGCCCAAATTGGAAAAGAAAGTTGAGTTTAAATGTAAGAGTTGTGGGCATGAAAATACTACAGTACTCAAGGGGATCACAAGTTTTTTCTCGTAGCCTCCACTCATGACAATTTATTGAATATGCTCTCGGTTAACTTTGCGATGATGCAGAATTTTCACTACACACTTGAAGACCTTGAAGGCATGATGTCATGGGAACGGAGGATTTATATCGAACTGCTGATGCAGCATCTAAAGGAAGAAAAAGAGAGAATGGAATCGATGAAGAGTCAGGAACGATAAAGGATAAGTCAGATGGCAGGAGAACCAACAAATCAATCGGGACAGCCAACGCCACCCATCAATCAAGATGGAATTGCTATTCCTATTCAAACTCCTCCTCCACCACCGTCTCTTAAACCCACATTCGATCCTGAAAAAGAAAAGGCGGCAGCAAAGGCACTTGAAGATTTTCAAGCAACCATAAATGCAGTTGAAAAGGATTCTCAAAAATACATAGCAACGCTTAAGAAACTTGAGCAAGTCGAGTCTAAGCATAGCGAAAAAAAGCAAAAAGTTCTTGCTGCTGAAGATAAAAGATTAGAGTTTGAACGCAAATCTGCAACTGAAAATAAGAAGTTCAGAGATTCCGCAGGTGAGTGGAAATTGTCTATTGACGGCGCAAGAGAAGCAATGGATCTGCATGAAGCAGATCTTAAACTCTATAATCTAGAAATTGAAAAAGCAACAAAAGAACAAAATGCTGCAAGAGTAGAACTGTCCGAAGTTCGACAGGCTGCTATATTGGAAGGAAGTCAGCGGAAACAAACTGAACGATCATTAGAATCTCTCAAGACCACAATCCTTAATACTGCTAGTAATATGGCAGATGTTCTTGGCCCTGAAATGGGCAAAATGTCTAAGGCATTCCAAGGAGTGTCTGATACCTTTACTGAAATACAGCAAAGTGCAAAAATCAGAGACAATGAAATTGGACTGCTAAGAACATTAGATGCCAAAAAACGAATAGTCGAAGATGCCAAATCGGGGATTATTCAAAGAGAAAAACTCAACGAAATTCTTGCAAAAAAGAATGCAGAAACAGAAGGAACAAAACTCTCAGATTCATTGAGTGCCACGGGCGGTATTGTGGGATTGAAAGACATCAAAAGCGAACTTGATGCTATTGTTTCGGCAGAAATGGCACTATATTCAATCAAGAATCCTGAGGCAACTGCACAAGAGACAGAAGAATATCGTAAGCAATTTGCAATGAAAAGCAAAGAGACGATTCGTGAAAATTTGTTAATCAAGACAAAAAGAGAACTGACCTCAATCGAAGAAAAACAGATTCTCAAGAAGATGGCTGACAAAAATGTTTCGAGACAGATGGCAACGACCATGGTCGCGAGAGATCCTGAAATGATCAAGGAGCGTCAGGAGGCAAAGGAACGAGGCACTCAAGTTGTTAATGGACTGGATCGTATTGCGGATACTCAACTCGCCACACTGAATCACACAAAGGCAGAAGATATTGCAGCGGCAGAGCGAGATGCAGAAGCCAATACAGGAACTCCTAAGTGGGCATCGATGCTCACTGATAGCATTGCAAATCTAAAAGATCAACTTGGAGGTCTGTTTGATAAGGATAGTGGTATGTTCAAAAAAATCCTTCTTGTTTTGGTTGTGGGAATAGGTGCGGTAGTTGGTTATCTCTTTACCAAGATTATGTTTATCATATCCCTGATAAAACTCATTCCTTTTGGAATTGGCAAGGCATTTGGTGTTGTATTTTCGGGAATTGGCTCGGGAATTATGCGAATGTTTTCGGGTATTGGGGAATTTCTTTCACCCCTCACAAAAGGATTTGCAGCACTCTCTAAGATTTTTCCAGCAACGGCAGGTTCTCTTGGGTTATTTGGAAAAGCATTCATGTTTGGATTCAAAATTCTTGGGAAGTTTTTCTTCTATGCTCAACTCGTTGTTGATGCACTCTATGGTGCATATAAAGGGTTTCAGGAACTTGGGAATATTAAAGGAGCAATTCTCGGAGCAGTGTCTCAAATTATCAGCGGACTGACTTTTGGACTGCTCGATTTCAAAGACATCTTTGACTTTTTAAATAACACAATCGGAGACACAATCGGAGGACTTATCGATGCGATATCTGAATATATCATGGGAGGATATAACCTACTGATCAAACCTTTCATTGATGCTTTTAGTAATATTGTGGCGATATTCCAAGGCGGTGGTGGGATGTTCTCCAAAATCCTAAAATCAATATATGAAATGTTTTTTGCAATTGCAAAGTATCTGATCGGACAATTGATAATGACATTTATTAGATTGCCCATACTGTTGCTTAAGGCAGCATTTTATGTAATCAAATTTTTCTATTACGATCTTCCCAAGATGCTTGTGGATGCACTTACCTCAACCGTAACTTGGTTATGGAATTGGGTTACAAGTGGAGAATGGTTAGAAGATATTGCAAATTTTGGTGAGTGGCTTAATGACAAACTAGTCAGTTTTTTCACAGATATTATCAATTCGATTGCCGATGCGCTTGGTGAGATTCCTCTTGTTGGTGGTTCGATTAAGGCTGCATTGGGAGGTGGCACACCCGCAGCATCTCCTCTTGCAGTTGCAGCAGAAAAAACAAACAAGGTTATGGAAGACACAAACAGTGCAGTTTCTTCCATGGCACAAAGCAATACAAACATTGCAGCAAATACACAGAACACATACAACAGTTCATCTAGCACTCCCCTTGGAAAAGCAGGAGGTGGTGTTGAATATGCTAATATGTCTTCACAATCATACAATGCAAATGCAGTTAATGCCGCAACAACAAATGCATCCACTGCTCAATATAATGCAACCAAGCAAAACAACCCCACCAACATAAGTGCCCCCACCACAAATGTTCTCGGTGGTGGGGGCGGGGGCGAATCTATTATGTTGTCTCCGACTTCAAATCGGAATACAGAGCCTACATTCCGTGCTCTGCTATTTCAAGAGTGTCCTTCACTCTAATCAATCATCATCATCTGCCAACTTCTTGAAGTAGGCAAAGGCATCTTCGCCTTCATCTTCAGTCTTTGCTCCCTTTGCAGGAGCCTTCTTTGCCACCTTCTCTTCTCCAAAACTAGATGCTGCCATAGACTTCATCTTGCTACGAAAGTCCTCAGGCTGTGCTTCCTCTGCATTGACGGCAGAACCCTCTGCTGCGCCTCCCTTAAGAACCTGATCCATTCGACCCTTGAGTTCCTCATATGCCTTGAACTGATCAGGAGCAACAAAGGGCTGAAGAGGATACTGTGACTTCCACAGAGCCTCAAGACGCTTGTCATCGCCATCAAACACTTCCGACTGTGGCTGAAACGCACTCTTGTCATAAGAGACATAACCCGATTCGAGATGTGCCTTCAACTTGAAATTTGCGCCCTGCCAAAAATCAAACGGATTGAACTTTGTCTCATCGGGAGATGCAGGGCTTGTTGCTTCCTGCAACTTATCAAAAATCTTCTTGCCAAACTTATACAAGAAAACCTTTCCCTCATTCTCGCGATTAGATGGATCACTCACCACAAGGATATTGGCAATGTATGACAACTTGCGCTTACGATCACGCGCAATTCCCTTGTTCGATTCAATGCCGCTGTTCCACAACTCTGTATTTCCTTCACACACAGGACACTTCTTTCCAACGGTGGTTGGGCAATTCTCAATCATCCAACCGCCCTTGCCTTGGAATCCGTGGGAGAACAGTCGAACCCATGGAATGTCTTCTCCCTCTACAGGTGCAAGGAAGCGAATGACTGCATATCCGTTTCCGCTCTTGTCTCGCTCAAGAGTCCAAAAGCGATCATCCTCATAACTACCCTTGGTATTGACCTTTGTCATTTCCTTAGAGAGGCGATCAATCGCGGACTGAGCATTCTTCTTCATACTTGAAAAACCTGACATGTTTTGTATCTCCTTGTGTTTGTTGTATAGTAAAACGATTTAGTTTATTGTATCACAAAATAACCAATCAGTCAAGGGGGAGTTTTGACTTTTTCCCGCCTTTTAGCATGTTTTTATTCTCAAACTCTGCTTTCAATTTTTCCCGAATTGGCTTAGTTACCAACTTTGCAACCGATTCAGGCTCAATTCCATGCTTTTCGCAAAGTTCAAGAATTGCATCGATGTATTGACCATCCTTGCGATCTCGACACAGTTCTTCGATCTCTTTGCTGAAAGTAGTTTCGATGTTAATTATTGATCCCATTATGGCATACTTTCTTCGTTAACATCGTTTGTCATTTGAATTGGCATTTCGTCAATTGTATCAACCCATCGAGCAATACCTCGCTCAAATTCTTCGGTAGTCAGAAGAATTCCAATCTGTTCTCCCTTTTCCGTCATGAATCGAATGCAATGAAATCGTTCCTTTTGTGGAGGAACGATGGGTTCGAGCCTACGAGACAATGTAAATCCAAACCAATTAAGTATTTTTTTGAGCCAATTCATTAGCAATCTCCTGTACTTGCTTAAAGTTATATTTTTCCCAATACGAACGAATGACATTTGCCAAACCTTCGCGATAATCGTTTCGGTGTTCGACAAACTCTTGTGACGAGCCGTCATCCGATACAATCAAAACAACAAGGTCTGTAATTCGCTGCCCTGTCCGTTCTTCCCACATATACGAATATGCAGTCGCCTGATGAAAGTAATTTGTGATCCAAGACTTCTTCTTTTTCTTTGAAGAGGTCTTGAAATCGATGATTGCAGGATTTCCATTATACTCTCCGATGCAATCTGTTCTTCCCGCAAGCATCAGATGATCAGACCATAAAGGTCGTTCGATTGCATAGATTTCTCCGATGTTTTTCATCATTGGCAGAAGTGCATCAAAACGCATTGAATCTTCTTCGCTTGTTGGGACAGTACCATCTGTGAGGTATTTCTCAGCAAGCAAGTGCATCTGATTTCCTCTTGCAATTGCCTTCTGAGAGGTCTCTAAATTCTTTGGATCTGTACGCCACTCTTTCCACTTCTCAGCATCTAGATGATTTACAACCGTGGTAACCGAAGGATACCACTTGTTCTTTGTTGGGGATTTATAGTATCGACCCACACCATCTGCTTCGACTGACGGCAAGAATTCTTTATCTGAGTTGATCATAATTAATAGTCTCTCATTCCATGTCTAGGATGTGCGGTTTTAATCTTTGAAATTACTTCTTTGAATCCGCTATCGGGACGAACAATACCAAGACGAACAGGATCAATAACAGGCGGTGCAGTTGGAATATACTGTTCGACTTTCTTCTCCCCACACTTGGGGCACGGAGTCTTGCATGGCTTGTCGTTGTCTTTCATTCGGAGGAATTCCTCGAATGTGTGTTGGCAAGCAAGGCAGATATAATCATAATTAGGCATAATATGTACTGTATTTATGTGGTATTAACAAACCAAGAAGGAGGGCTTGTTTTAGACCATTTGGCAAAACGCTTCTTGTCTCCGATATAGTAATTGCGATATGCCGTGACTGCATCATCTGTTTTATAATG